CATTGATAAACTATCAGCACCACTGCCCATTAAACCAGCTTTAGCTAATTCTGGATATATACTAGAACGTGTTTGAGGTGTCCATAAATAGTTGTGAACTTCCATAGAACTTTTTGGGGTTCTACCACCATCTGGATATCTTTTTTTCCTTTTTGCCATTACCTGTAACTTAACCTATATTTAGTTCCTATGCTACTTATAACTATTTTATCTTTAGTAGCAGAGTTTGTATATAAAACGTCTAATATCATGTGCTTATCTCTCAATCTCTCTTTAAAGGTTCGTGTCGTGCTTAATAAGTTAGTAGAGAGAAATATATCTGGATCATCTGTGATGTTTGCATCTATAAGATTCCTTGGTACAACAGTGGTCCAACTACGTTCTCTTCGTTCAAGGTTAGTCTTATATGTAAGACTAGTCCAACCCGTATTTTGATAATCGTTATAACACCTTATTTGGTTTAACGTTTGATCGTATAAATCGTTACTGTTATAATAAACATTTGTATTAAATATCAAATTATCCCAGGCTTTTGTGTAATTATAGTCTTGATTGAACAACAAACTTATTGTAGAATCATAATAAGTATCGGGATCATATGGATATAAAGAGTAGAAATTACATCTTGGGTATAGGTTACTATCATGTAAAAATAGATAATTTAAACTGGATATACTATCACAATACTTTGACCTAGTAGCAGTAAGATATCTCCCATTAAACGGGATATATATATTCGGTATAAAAGAGTAGAAAGACATGAAAGCATCAAAATCTTCACTAAAAGATAAAGTAAATGAATCAGTGTCTGTGTCTACATCTCCTACAAAGAAGGTGAATAATATCTCGTTATTATTTATATCAGCATGTGCTATCACAGACTGTTTGCTAAGTACTTCTTCCTGAAGATATGACTGAACTCCCTTAGATACTGATACTTTGTCCAGTTGGTTACCATACTTAATTATAAAATTGTTAACCCTATCGTACCAGAACATTCCTGATGAACCATTCGCTATACTAAACTTATCTTTACAACCCATCGTAGTAGACACATAATCAAATCTATCTAGTATCCCTCCTGTACCAAGTACAAGCTGAGATGGATTAGAATCAGATATCAATGTTCTTTCATTAACAGATAATATACCTAGTCCTTTATCTTGAAAGTAGAACAGCCTATTATTAAATGTGTTTAAGGAATTTATTGGTCCGTATATAGAATCTACTTCTATAAAGTTGTTTATCCCAAACTTTGTCCATGAATCAGTTACTTCACCATTAGACTTCTTATTGGAGACTTTAACCATAGAATCAAACTCTGTTTCTAATTGTTTATCTAAATATAAAGATATTGCGGGCTTTATATCCAATTCCTGGGAATAAACAGTGTTGTATAAATATAATGGTTTCTCTTGATCATATATCAAATCCGTATGGGATAGTCTAAAATGTGAACCAGCAACCTCTTGCCTCAACATAGCTAATTCACTAGAATATGTTATGTGACAAGCACTAGGACTATTTATTAAATCACAATTTATAGAACTTTCCACAGGAAAATATATTGAACTTGGATAACCATTCATATCTGGATCGTCCATTCCAAGGTATATTGTACCAACAGAAACATCAAAGTAATTTATAAAAGTATCACCATATCTAATGTCAAACCAATTACCAATATTTGATACAGTAATAACATCAGAACAGGGAATAGAAATATTTAACATCCTACTTTCATAGGTATTACCACTATATTGTGATCCGTATACATTAGATTTATAATTCACTAAAGGATAGTTTGTAGAAAGAGTTGTCCAAGAATCATTTGCACAATCTACAAGTAACCCGCTACAACCAATTGTATTTGGTATTATTTGATCAAGTAAATTAATAAATTGCTTAGAGCTTATTGTAACCTTATCCTCATAATCAGAAGGAGGGGAAACAATTATTTGATTTGTTATATCCGTCCTATTATCACTTGAAAATGAAGTTGGTGTATATGTTTTTAGCTTATATACTCTATTGTACCATAAACCATTATCAACAGAATTAACAGTTGTAGGTACTGTAAAATTCCCTAAGTGTTCAATATAATCATTAGATTGTTGGGAAATATTTTTGTTAATTATAATCTCTGGAGATATTAATTTTACAAGAGTTGGTGAATTTTGTACAGGAGCTTCAAAACTAGCCCCTGGATTTAAGTTCATATGATATAGGTTCATAGAAGACCTATAGTAAGTTGGTAATGCGAGACCTTGTGTTATAATAGATCTATCAGCTCTCTCTCTTTTTACTCTGTGTATTTGAGCCCAAGTAGCATTTGTTGGAAACGACTTGAAATATATTCTAGGATATAACTTATATGATTTTTGAGAGGTTAATAAAATTGGGGACTCTATTAATAAACTTGGTTTACATGTAACCGAAGAACTATTTACAAAATTTGCATCATGTAAACTAGGCATTCTTAGATCACATATCCACTTTGGATCAGCTGTTTGTCCTCTTTCATTTCCAAATACTACAAATATCCTGTAAGTCTCATCCCTTTGCCAACTCAAATTACCAAGTTTCCATGGACTCCCATAGTTCTTATATGATAAATCAGTTGCATCATCTGGAGGTGTAACATAATAAGTATAAGGATTATTAGATGTATCTATATAAAACTCTTCTGTTTCAAAATCTATCTTTATGTTTTTACCTTCTGCACCGAGAACAGTACCATTAGATTGGTACATATATTGATGGGATACATTTCCATCATTATCAGGATCATTGAATGTGTTTATACCATCATGATCTGATAAATAATCAATCCATCCATGATCATCCCATTCTGAAGGAGTATCTGAAGAAGGAGTTGTTATACTAACAGGACTTTCTGTGGAGTCAGTCAATACTGCTGTACCGGTAGAATTAAATCTTACTGCCCTAGAATCCCAATCATCACATATAAATTCTGACTTTACTATATTAGCAGCAAATAATAAATTATCTTTACTTGCTATATCCTCACATTTAAATAATTCTGTTGATGATAAATTAAACTCATCTACTGTTAATTCTCCAATGGTATTCCCAACATCTGTTATCTCAATTGTAGATGGACTAGAACTTATAGATATTTCATTTGCTATACATATTTCAGGAGTAGAGTTTAATGTTGAATACCTAACTCTTATTAACCTAAGTTTATTATACCCTGAATCAGCATTTGTTATATCAAGTACAAATCCTTTTCCTGTATTTACTTCATCTGTATCCCCAAAATAATCTAAAGTGTTACCTAAGAAATCATTGTCTGATGTAACATGTATAGGATCACTTAATGGAGATATAGCTGTTTCTGCTCCATTTGTTATATATAGTTGGTAGGCATATGCAACAACACCAGTTTTTATTTTACCAGCTACTATATTTTTTAATCTTGGTTTAGTAACAGTTATTTTTGGTAAAAATTCAAATTTGTCAATCGACATATAATCTCCATCTGCAGAATAAACACTTCCTGTTACTGTTAAAGGTTTAGCTACATTAGCGTATCTAGTGTTATTATATACATCAGTCCAATAAATCTTTTGAATGTTTGGTGTTTCGTACTTACCTATTGCTTTAATCGGGTAGTATGTACTAAAGTTAAGTGAACTATCATCTACGTTTAATGTATCGTCATATAATAATTCTAGGGATATTTGTGACTCATCTTCTAGATCAACCTTTAATTTATATATCCTACTTCCTTGTAAAGTAGGAGTAGAGGATGTATTATCGGTAGTAAACAATATTATACTATCTCTAAGTTGACATGAACCAATTATATAACCAGTTACTAAATTGTTAGTTAAATCTATTGGATTACCAATACCAATCCATGTAGTTACACCAACTCCAGTAAATGTAGATCCCTCAGTATAGGTTGCCCCATTGTATATTAAATTACCTCCTACTACAAGATAAGTATTACCAGAGGTAATTGTATCTACTCCTGATTCCATTACATCTAGTATAAATTTAGTTCCCTTTATACTTTCCATAGAACCGGTAGTACTGCCTTCTGTAGTAAGCAACCTAAGATTCTTAGCATCCCTATATTTGTTTTGAGGGAGCATAGGAGTAGAAATATCTTTATTCATACCTCCTTCAAAAGTATTGATAACTGTCTTAATCATTAGTTATGGTTATAGTAATTTTGTGCTTCTCCTAAAGTAGAGAAGCCACTATTGTGTTCATTTATCTCTGGTACTAAACGTAACCAAGAATTCTTTATACTTTCTAATGAATCAGTGTTTGGCATAAGAGCATTTCCATATGCTTGTTTAGAGAAGTAGTTCCACGATCTACGGGCATCATAATATACAGCATCCCTTACTTGTCCAGCTACCCATTTAGGATAATACAGTTTCATTACAATATACCAATAGATTGCTTCCATAAAGCTAGCATCATCTGGTATTAAAGGATATCCTT